CTGAGGAACCAATTAGATATATAGCACAATAATATGAGTAATCAAATAAAAGAATTACTTTTGTATGGTGGAATCTTTATATGTTTTGCATATGTGATATTCGCACCTGAAAAGGATTCTAAACCCAAAGTAGTAACCCCATCATTAGTAGATTTCGATGAACATCCAATTGTAGCTTGGTTAGCATATGATAGAGAAGGTGGTCCTTGTGTAAAGGTCAGATACGAAGTAAAGAGAAAAGAAACTAAGCTGTTCATGTTTGATGAAAATGGAAAGAATGTACATCAAACTCCTATCTCATTGAGTCCTCATAGGGATGGAAGAAAAAGAATAGAAACATATACATGGAAATTATATAGAACGGAATGGTCATCTAACATAGAACCAGGTTTTTATACGATAGTAGTTGGAACACAATATGATAAGAGAGGTATCGGAACCGAGATACAAGTATTATGAGTTGGGCACCTCTTTTCATTATTTGTTTAGGTGTTTGTTTGATATGGGAATTGGATGAGAAACAAACAATAAAGAAATACAAGAAGAAAAAAAGAATTGAACAACAGAGAAAAAAATGAGATACTTACCATTTGTATTAGTAAGTGTTATATATTCACAGGTAGACGAACAAGTCTTTACAGACCAGGGTATTACAAGAACATCTGAATTTAAACGAGGTAAGGCCTACGGACAAGATTGTGATGATACAGAATACAGAGATTATAAAGGTTCACCAGCTTGGAAAGGTTATGGTGGATGGTTATCCGAATGTGATTCAATTCTTACCGTAAATTTAGATAGAGAGTTTGCTGAAAGAGAAAGAATCAGAAAAATAAACCAGGCCGAACAAGATAGTATAGATACACAGGAAGCATTAGCAGAAATAGATAATTTGGATTTAGATGCTATGTGGGAAAATACTGTATGGGAAGAAATACAAGATATTGAAGACACCATATATGGAGAAGTAGAACAGATAACCGCCGTAGCAGGTGTTCGTGGAGCAGAAGCAGAAGATGAAGCACTTGACCATCTATATTACAGAAGAAGTATGAAAGGTCTTGCTCTAATTGATTTACAAAAAGCATATGGTAAGTTACAAATCAAAAAAGAAAAATTAATTGAGGTCAATCCTGACCATCCTAAATTAGAAAAAATAAATCAACTAATAACACAATTAGAGTTCAAAATTAAAAAGTATTCTTAATATTTATTGGTACACATACCGATGAGAGAGAAATACATTGAGGATATTATTGTTGTTACTAATGGTTACATCCTTATATTCACATCCCTTCAAATTCACGGAGGATAATTTTAATCTTGAAATAGATAAGACTGCACATGCCATGGTTAGTGCTGGTCTTTACTATCAAGGGTTGGTTTTACAAGATACTTCAAAAAATGAATATGATGCAATGTGGTTTGCTTTTTTTGTTGGTCTTGGGTGGGAAACTTATCAAGGATTTCGTTATCGAAAACATGGTGGATTTTCACTACACGATTTACAATATAATGTAGCTGGAATATTATGTGCACATATACAAAAAAAATTTTGGTTTTATTTCAAAAAAATTAAATCTAACAGAAAACTAACGGATTTTTCCGACAAGTAGATTATATTTATGTACGAAGACTAAGGATAAGTTTTAGTTTTTAAAGCGACAATAAATAATCTTATCACTAAATAAAGGAGAAACCGATGAGAGCCTTAATATGTTTGATGTTAATGGGCTCGTTGATAGCCCAAAACTCGTTTCAAGAGAATCAACAATTTCCACAACCAGTAATTCCTTTCGAATTAACCTATGAAGATGTAAAAAGTTACATTGGTCTTATTCCACCAGTTGGAAAAATATCAGTAGACTTTTTTATTGATGAAAGTGGGAATGTTGAAGAACCATATATTGTAGATACATTTAATGTGCAATTAAACGATGTAGTTATTGATAAAGTCAAACAATCAAAGTACATACCAGCATTACAAAATGGAAGACCAGTAAAAGTCAAATATCACTTACCAATTGTTTTTAAATAATTAAATAAAAAAAAGGGGAATTTTCATTCCCCTTTTTGTTTTAACATTAATTTGGTTTTTTCTTTTTCCACTTGGATTTAAAGATTCCCCATGAACCTTTTTTACCCTTTTCCTTACCTTTAAGCTTCTTGCCTTTTTTCTTCTTTTTCTTCTTTATGTCGTCCATATCCAATCTAGCGTAAAGTTCATTTTCTTGATAAAGATTATCTTCGAAATGATGTCTTATCATATCTCGATTTGCTTCAATATCAGTTTCAGTCAGTTGTCCAAATCCTATTGATGTTAGAAAAAATACTAATACAATGTTTTTCATTTATGCCTTTCTACTTGCTCCCAAAGACCTTTGAGAAGAAACCTTTCTTCTTTTTCTTGCCTTTAGAACCACCGATTTTTTTACCTTTCTTCTTTTTCTTCTTCACTTCTTCCATACCAGCCATATTGTTCATATCAGATGAAGCATATGCAGTAGGGACAGAACCAAAAAAGATAAATAGAGAAAGTATACCTGTGAGTATAGTTTTCATGATTAACTCCTGTAACAACGCGTTATATTGATTCCGTATTAGAATCAATCACTTATAAATAGTTTACAATTAACCAAAAACAGGCAAAAAAAAGGGGGAATTACTTCCCCCTTTTCTGTGCACCGATAATAGCTATTTACGGAATAAACCCACTAACACCAATAAAGCGACTAACCCAGCGAAACCGGATTCGCCGAATTTATTTATGATTAGTGTTAGGTTACCAATAACATTAACGCCAAAGACACCAGTACCGAAGATTACTTCGGATATAGCTCCTATGGCTACAAAGGACATCAGTAGATGAGCTAAATCATCTACCCATCCCTTGACGAGTGTTATGATTTCCTTCATTGTTGTTTTCTCCCGTTGTTTGTTTCTTATCACTAAACAGAAAAGGGATATTTAACTTCCTCAGTTCTGTACTCAGACGGAATGCCCGAGTATATATAAATATTAATCCTATAAAACTTTATATTGCCAATATATATGACTCAATTTGTGGTTTTATACTATTTATTTATGAATTATTGTACCAAATAACATAGGAAGTATTATGTCAACTGAATACGAATTGTTTAAAGGTAAATCACTATCATCACTTTTTGAAGATATATATAATAATTCCAAACATAATAAGAACCAATTAGAAGTATTGGTTAAGGAAGTTACGAGTTTCATCAAGGATGGGGATATGGCCGTTCAACTAATCCCAATGATTAAAGAGTATTTAGAAATAAATGTAAAGAATGATGAACAACTCGTTAAACTTGCTGGTATTGTTCAAAGAATCATAGCCAACGAAAATAAAGGTGGTTCTGAAGCTGAGTTTGGATTATCTGATAGAGAAAAGGAACAATTACTTAAAAGTATTGATGATGTTGTAGTTGATTTACAATCAAAAACAGACGAAATAACACAAGATATAGAAGAAGTCAAAGGAAATTAAATGGCTAGATGGGGAAAAAACTCCAACTACTCGTCAACTTCACAGACGAAAAAACAGTTTGATAAAACGAGTGGTGGCTTACCTACTAATGCTGCAGTATCTAATAAAATTAATAGAGAAACCAATTCACCAAATGAATGGGAATTCTACGAATTAGAAATTGCTGAAGTTTTATTAGTATACGATACAGAAGATAAACTGCCTCAAGGACCAGATGGTAATAAAGATTATCGACTTTGGGGAGCCATAAAGGCAAGAAATAAAACTTCTGATAAAAATGTACCTATAGATGAATTAGATACTTACTTCCCAATAAATCCAAATCAAACAAAAATGCCTCTTCGAAACGAATTGGTAATTACCCAAACATATTCGGATGTACACTTTTATCAAGTGGTAAACTTACAACCTCAGAGTGTTAACGCGGGAATAAGACCAGGTCAAAGTGGGGTTCAAACTGATAAACAAAAAGAAGATAATTTTATTTATAACAATTTTGAAGTAAACTCTGAGTATGGATTCGATGAAGATATTCGTCAGATAAAACCATATGAGGGTGATATAACATTTCAAGGTAGGTTTGGACATTCTATAAGATTTGGAAGTAATATTGTACCTGATTCATTCGAGGATGGAGATTCAAAACAAGATTCTCCTAACATTTTAATAAGGACAGGACAAAGAGAAGATATAGGATTGGCATTTTTAGAACCTGTTGAAGAAGATATTAATGAAGATGCATCAAGTGTTTGGATGACAACAGACCAAAAAGTTATGTTGGATATTTCTAATACAAATGCGACAAGTCATAAATATATGACAAGTGAACATGGAGATGACCAACCAAATCGTGGTGGAAAACAAATCACGATTAATTCTGATAGAATAACTTGGAATAGTAAAGATGGAAAATTATTAGGATTCTCATCAAAAGGTATCGGTTTTTCTACACAAGGTTCTTTTAGTGTTGATTCTGATAATGGTGTACAAATGAATTCAGGTGGTGCTACAAATATGAGTATGGTACCTGGTGGTATTAGTTTGATAACACCTGGTAATTCAAGATTAGATTTAGGTCAAGGTGGAGAAGAGGGTGGTTCTGATAAAATTTATTTATCAAGTGAATGTCCGTCTTTCTTGACTCTTGATGATAAAGCACATTTAGAAAGTTGTAAAGGTGCTAATGTTCACCTTGATGATTGTGCTGGATTGTATACTGATAATGGAAGTTACTTTAAAATTGGTGGTAGTAAAGATGAAGCAGTAATTTATGTTAAAGGTCGTGATGATGTCAAAGAACAACATTTAGTATTCGGTGAGAAGTTAACAGAAATATTAGATTTAATGTTAGCATCTCAAGAAGCATTAATAGATACCGTTATGAGTTTTTCAGCAATAGCTACTGGTGCCGGCCCAAGTGGCCCAATTAGTAGTGGCCCACCGAATCAAGCATTAGTAGATACTTTCAAACAGGCTAATGTAGAAATGGTAAGGGCACAGATTTGTGATATATTGACACGAGTTGAATAATGGCACTGGACAAAAATAAACTTAAACAAGGATTGATTGATAATTATAGTAAACTGGCTAAGGATGGTGGTTCGTCTAAATCAGAATCAGCAGATGGAATGGCAACTGCCATTATTGATTTCATGAAGGACGCAGAAATAGTACCGATTGGTAGTCCAGCATTAATTCCTGCACCACCAGCTGTTCCTGTACCTGACCCAACATCGTTAGGTACTCCGTTAAAAGTTTCGGGTATTGATGGAGCTAAAGCACCATTGAAGGGAGCAATATTGGGTAGTTTTAATTTGGAAGACCCAACGATGACACAGATTACAACTGGTATCGTGTCGGCAGCAGCACTCATGATAAGTTTTGGTAATCCAACAATTAAATCAGCCACAGGAGCTAGTGTAATGTCAATACCACCGATATTAGCACCAGCTGTAGCAGTTGGAATGGGTGGTGGTAGTATTGAAGATGTATGTGATAGTATGGCTACTATAATTACCGCGTCATTTTTGGGTACACTTTTTAGTGGAGCAGTAATACATACAGCAGCTGGAGCTGTATTACCCGGTGTAATTACCAGTACAATAATTTAGAATAGGAGTCTAAAATGAAAAAACAAGAACTAATAAAGATAATAGAGAGATTAGTTCGTAAAGAAGTTAATAAACAGGTAAATGAGATATTTATTAATGAAGGAAAGAAAGCTTTAGCAAATCGTTCCGTAGAAAAAGATGAAATCTCATCCTCTTTAACTCAAATAGCAGAACAAGAATACTCACAACCCAAACCCAAGAAAAGAGAGTATAAAGAATATACGAAGAATGAATCTCTCAATAAAATCTTGAACGAAACGGCTGGTGGTATTCCACAAGGTGATTCTGAATATCCAACAATGGGTGGTGGAACTTATACATCCGATAGAGTACATGAATTGATGGGTGGAAATCCAATGATGGCAAATACAGAACAAGGTAAAGAAAAGAGAAGACAAGTTGGAGCAGTTGAATCATTGAAAGCACAAGGTGTAAGTTCTGAACAAGTAGGTGAAGATGTTGTAAACGCACTCACAAGAGATTATAGTGGTTTGAGGAAGGCAATAAATAAAAAGAAAGATGGTCATTATCGTCCATAGGAGAAAATAGTTGTCAGTATTAGAAAAAGATTTAGATGATGATGTTAAAATTGGAATTCCATTACCAATGAATCATATTGATGGTAGTGGATTTTTTCCTGGTACATCTACAACACTTTCTCAAACTAGCAGTAATATTAGAAATTTACTTTTGACTAACAAGGGTGAAAGACTTGGACAGCCTGAATTTGGTTGTGGTCTGTTACAGATATTATTCGAACCAATGAGTGATTCATTACTTGAAGATGTCAAATCTACAATTGAAGAAGCTATGGCACAATGGTTACCTCATGTGTTGATATCAAATTTAAATGTTGCAAGAGGTGAAGAAAACCCAAACCAACTAATTATAGAAATAGAATTCTCATTAACTATTCAACCTGATGTTCACGATAGTGTATCATTGAATTTTGATATAGGTAATTATTAGGAGACTTAAATGGCAAATGTACAAAAAGAAGTACGATACTTAAACAAAGATTTCAGTTCGTTTAGAAATGATTTGATAGAGTTTGCTAAACAATACTATCCAAATACCTATAATGATTTTAACGAATCATCACCTGGTATGATGTTTATCGAAATGGCATCCTATGTTGGTGATGTTTTGTCATACTATATTGATAGTCAATTTAAAGAACAATTATTAGCATATGCTACAGACCAAGCGACATTATATGAGATGGCACAATCATTTGGTTATAAACCAAAATTGTCAACTGCTTCATTTGGTTCCGTAGACATATTTCAAACAGTACCTTCTGTTGGTAGTGGTGCAAACAATAAACCTAATTTTAATTACGCACTCCAAGTCAATGAGGGAAGTCTTGTTGAGTCTACAGGTGGTGTAACTTTTAGAATCAGAGAAAATGTAAATTTTTCATATTCAAGTTCATTCGACCCAACAACGGTTACTACTTATGAAGTCGATGGTTCAAATGAAGTAACATATTATCTACTCAGAAAATCAGTTAGAGTTGTTAGTGGAAATGTATCGGAAGAATCTTTTGTATTTGGAAATGCTGAAAAGTATCCAAGAATACTATTAGGTCAAGGTAATATATTAGAAATAATATCTTGTACCGATAGTGATGGTAATATTTGGAAAGAAGTTCCGTTTCTTGCACAAGACACAGTTTTTGATGATGTTAGAAATACAGCTGCTAATAATCCTGAATTATCTCAGTATAGTGATGAGGCACCTTATCTGTTAAAATTACTTAAGACTCCAAGAAGATTCACAACATTTATTCGTGGTGATGGAAAAACTGAGTTGAGATTTGGTAGTGGTATAAGTGATAATCCTGATGAAGAAATTATACCAAACCCTAACAATGTTGGTTCTGCTTTACCAGGAAGTCCATCATATCTTGATACATACTTTGATCCTTCAAATTTTTTACAAACTAAGGCATATGGACAGTCACCATCTAACACTACCTTGACTATTAAGTATGCTCATGGTGGGGGTATATCAGATAATGTTACATCAGATTCTATAACATCTTTAACAGATTTTCAATATAATCTTGACACGACAGGTCTCGATTCGGGTGTAGTTGAGATTGTTACTGATTCAATTGGAGTAACAAATCCGAGTCCTACAAGTGGTGCAAAAGGAGCTGAAAGTATAGTTGATTTGAAACAAAATGCATTAGCTTATTTTCAATCACAAGGAAGAGCTGTTACCAAAGAAGACTACATAACAAGAGTTTATTCTTTACCACCTAAGTTTGGAGCGGTAGCAAAGGCATACATTGTTCAAGATGAACAATTAAATCTTCCAGCATTTCAGAAAGAAGTATCAACGAATATATTCGTAGATGAAAGATTTACTGATGTTAAGGCACAAGATGTGGCAAGTAGTAATAGATTACCAAATCCAAATGCACTTAATTTATATTGTTTAGCGTTTGATGGTAATAGAAGATTGACACAATTAAATTTAGCCGTAAAAGAAAATATTAAAACACATTTATCACAGTATCGTCTTGTCACGGACGCGATAAATATTAAGAACGCATTTATAATAAACATTGGTGTGAAGTTTAATTTTATAGCCAGAACAGGATTCAATAAAGATGAAGTTACAATAAAATGTATAGAAAAAGTGAGAGAGTTTTTCAACATCGATAGGTGGCAAATAAATCAACCTATCATACTACAAGAATTGGCTTATCAATTGTCTATCGTGGATGGTGTAGGTGCTATTGTTCCACCAACCCAAGATAATCCTAAACAATTACCAGTATTGATAACAAATAAATTCTCTTCTTCTGAAGGTTACTCAGGTAATATTTACGATATAAACTATGCAACCAAAGATGGTATAGTTTACCCATCACTCGACCCAAGTATTTTTGAATTAAAATATCCAAATACTGATATTGAAGGTCGGGCTATTGGTGACTCTACTGGTAATCAATTATAGGAGAGGTAAATGCATTATTTTGAATACGCTGAAAAGGATGCTGTACTCTACTCAAGAAGTGGAAGTCAGAACACAGGTATTGATGAAATTTTAGAAGTAGTAAAAGATGTTAGTTCTGCTGGAGTCGTTCAGGGTGTCAGTAGAACATTAATCAAATTTGATACAACATATATATCATCCTCAATATCAAGTGGGTTGATTCCTTCAAGTTCTTATACAAAATTTTATTTAAATTTATACGATGCTAATTCTCGTGGTCTTAATGTAAATCAAAACTTATATGCTTATCCTGTAAGTCAATCTTGGGACATGGGATTTGGAAAAGAAGATAATAATCCTATTATTACTAATGGTGCTAGTTGGAATTACAAAGATAATGGTACTGATAAAACTATGTGGAGTAGTTTGATGACTGGTTCGGGTGGAACTTGGTACAACCAATATGAAGCAAGTCAATCTTTCAATAATGAACCAAGTGATGTAAGAATGGATGTCACAAGTATTGTTTGGAATTGGGTTCATGGTGATGTACCAAATGAAGGATTCATGGTCAAGAGAAGTGGTAGTATTGGTAATACTGATGCAACTCTTGACGAGGGTAGTTCAATATCAATGGGAACCTTCTCATTTTTTAGTCGTGAGACACATACGATTTATCAACCAAAATTAGAGGCGGTTTGGGATGATTCAGTTTGGACTACTGGTTCATTGGAAGCCTTAACAAACATAGAATTAGAAGATGCAAGATTGTATCCAAGAAGTCAAAGAGATTCATATAAAGAAGGTTCAAAGGTAAAATTTAGAATCGTTGGTAGACCATTGTATCCCGAAAAAACTTTTTCTGCAACAGCAGGATATTCGACTGGATATAATACTGCTAAGTATTTACCGAGTGGAAGTACATATTATCAAGTGGTAGATGCATATACCGATGATATTGTCATACCTTATGGAAGTGGTTCAGTAGTGAGTTGCGATTCAACTGGAAACTTCTTTAATTTAGATATGAAACCTTTATTAGCAGATAGATTTTATAGAGTGGAGTATAAAGTTGTAAGTGGTAGTGGAACAACTGATGAAACCATTCAGTACTTTACATATCTACCATCATTTAAAGTGGTGAAGTAAAATGCCTTTAACAAAAGAAGAATTACAAAAAAGTGAATACTATCAAAGATTAAAAGAACAAGATAGAACACAATATCTGAATGAATTAGAACAGAAACGAAAGTTGAGTGGTGGTGGAGTAATTGTAACGGAAGATGGTAATCAGATTATAAATGAAGATACTGCACCATTGAGAAATGATGCTGGTTTTTTTGTAGCCGTTGAGGATCCATATGAACAAAATATGAATCTAAAGGATCCAGACCAACTTATTAAGATAGAATCCAAGACAACAACATATGTTTATGACCCTTATTGGAACCAAGTACTTGATAGAGAATTTAAAGAATTATGAGAATACAATCTGATTTATTACAGGAAGATTATCAAGAGTTAAAAAAAGAATCCAAAGAAGTATTAGGACTTGATGGAGAACTCTATCCACCGTTTGGTGCATCTCAAGACTATGTTGAATATCAAATATATGATATCAATGATAACTTTAAGGAAAGAAAAAAATCTATAAATTATACTCTTGAAGATGGTAAGATAATATTAAATATTGGTCAAGATTTAAGAGACGCTGGTTATAATCGTGGAAGTTATAAAGTAAAATATTATTTTATCAGACCAAAAGCTGGTGACGCAGATGAAGTGGTTTTGACAAAAACCGTGGATGGTAATGCTGGTATAATCCATAGTGGAAATCCTGAATTGACAGGTGTACCAATGGGTGATTTTTACTTGGATGATGATGGACAGGCTTTTATTGGATTAGTACCACCTACGGATGGTGACCCACAACCACTTGATATTAAAGAATTCAAATATAAAATAGAATCGATATCAGGTGATAGAACTGAGGTCAGAATAATACCTCAGATTATAAACAATCAAAAGTATAACGATAATTTTAGAAATCTAGCAGTAGATACAAATACCTATAGGTCTATCAAAACGACCCAACCAAGTAACGCTGAAATTCAAGCAGCTATACAAGAAGCCATTATGAGTGGACAAGACCCACAAGATGTTTTAGCAAATTTAGAGGGTGATACTGGTGGGGAAGTTAGTTTTACAGGACCCGATAGTAGTAGGGTTGAATTCAATTCAAGAATTGAAAATGTTGATGGTGGTTTCACTCAAACCATGAGAAGAGGTAAACTTGTAGTCAAAAATGCTTATATCACAGATTATACATCACAACCTGATGTGAAGGAAAATTCATCCTTTGATGTGGAACAACCTATACCTGAATTATATATTGAAATTATAAAAACACCAGATACAAGGGTTGTGGATTTTCAATTAAAAACAAAAGATGGTGGTATTTTTAATCCAAGTATAAACGCTGTTCAATTTTATTGGGAATTTGGTTGTGGTCACAAAGAAGAAGCTACAACAAATTCTAATGCCACTCATGAATATGATGCAGATGGAAATTATACTCCATCAGTTTATGTGTTTACACCAAATTTTTCAGAGGAGATAAGTGAACTTAGAACTCCTACTGGTAGAGTGGTTGGTATATTAGATACATCACTTCCAACAAATCAAACATCAACTGAAGATGAAGAAATAGATAGTGTATTCAACGGAAAGATTATCAGATGGGATGGATCTACGATTTCTCCTCAAGGTATTCCACAATCACAACCTGGTCAACAAGCAACCACATCAACAAGATGGTATGTTCAAGATGGATATAGAAGATGGGTTACAAGTTCTTACAATTTGAATCTATTGAGAAATTTAAAGGGATTAGAGTCAGGATCGGATGTTTCATTGTACTCCATATTGATTAATCAAATACCTGTAGGACCTAATCTCGGTGGTGGTACATTTACAAATACCACCCCACCAAGTTTGGATGAAACATTGACTGCGGATTCACCAGGAATTGTAGGAACATTAGGTTTCTATGGTCAAGATGACGAAGGGGGTAATCAAGGAGAAAGTGATGATGATGACCCACCACAAGACAATGATGATGATGATTCAGGACCTTTTGTCATCACGATTGTAAACAGTCCAATAGCTTCGGGTACAGCAGGAAGTTTGGTCGCGTTTCAAGGTGATAACTATACGAGTACGACTGATTCAGACCAAATACAAAAACCATTTGATGCAGCTCAGATAGTATCGTTTAAAGGTGAGGGTATGGGAAGTGTAAATGAATTTGTTGGTTTTTTCGATGACGCTAATTTCACGATACCATCTTTCACTCCACAGCCTGATGCTGGAGATTTGGCAGATATATTTTTAAATGGTAGTAGAACATTTTACACCAAAGTAGAGTCGGGTCAGTAATGAAAAATAAACGAATTATATATTGGGGACTCGAAGACGAGAGAACAATACCAAAGATGGCTGCATGTGGTGATGGAACAGACCCAGCCGGCGGAGGTGGTGCTGGTGGTGGAGGAAGTGCCGGCAGTGGTAGACCAAAACCTGAAAAACCAAAAGGTCTTGGAAAGTTTCCAAGTCTTGGTGATTTACTTGACAAGTTAAAAGATTTAGCTCCATTATTAGCACTTGGAGCATTAGGAGCCGCCGTAATTGGTGGTGCTATAGTATTCTTAAGAAAGAACAGAGATACAACACCTGAACAACAGGCAGCTGGTGACTTTGGATTAGATTTAGTTCCACCAAATAGAATAGCAGGAAGGTCAGCAGCAGAAATAGCCGCTACTGAAGTACCTGAGTTTGATGGTCAACAAATAATTGACGATGAGGGTAACTTATTAGTTTGGAAGGAACCACCTGGTACATGGGTTAACTTCGGGCCACAGGCCACACTACTATCTCCAACCAGTCAAACAAGAGAAGTCCCAATTTACGAGGATTTCGAATCTGAAATTGTTGAGGTACATAATCAAGACGCGGTAACTGTTAGAAAAACTTGGAGTCAAGGTGCTACTGAAGCTAATCATATAGGCCCAACACAAGTAAACTTAGAAACAAAATTCAATAATTGGTATGTAGAATGGGGAGCTCCACAAAACTTACATACATTTCTTAGGATAGGTGAAAGTGGTCGTGCTTTAATAGTAAATCGTAAGGAAGATTTAGAAGCTTATCCTGAGTATCCTTATGGAGTTACTTACAAACTATACCAACCTTTATCACCTGATGTTCAGCCGGGTGAGATGGTATATGTCACTACAGAGATGTCATCACCTTATGAGGAAAATGTAAAATTATTAGATTTTGTTGATGAATCTATAGAAGATGTTGTTCTTAGAAATCCAAAATGGGATACTTCAGATAATACACATAACTATTTTCGTGAACGAGATACAAATTTTAAAACATATAATGAATTAGTCACATCCAATAGCACTCTTTCAGAGATTATAGAAAATGAACTTGTTAGTGGTAGTTTTCTTGATAGTGTGGAATTGGATGGTATAGAATATGATAACTTTGATAACTTTGTTAGGTTTAGTTCTGTCGAGGATAGAATTGTAAATTTTAAAAGAAAATTACAAAAGATTGAACTTTTTCAAAGTCAAAGTGATAACTTAGATGGTGTTGGTGGGACTCCAACTGCAACATACACATCATCCTTACAAAAGGATATAAGAAAGATTAAGAATGAGTTTACACCATTTGAAAAGTATATGTACTTTGATTCATCAAGTTACTCAAGTGGTTCATTTGGAATAGAACATGATAATTCATGGCCAAAGAAAAGTGGTACTGGTACACTACTTGACCCATATGTTTTATATGCGGTTTCTGAATCTGTAGCTGAAAATTGGTATGATAGACAAATAATAAGTGCATCCGATTACGATAGAGATAATAGGGATAGATTATTGAGTAACATCCCAGCTCACATCCGTGATGATGAACAAAATGAACCATTCTCTACTTTTATTAATATGTCAGCCGAACACTTTGATAATATATGGGCATACATTCACGAAATTTCTAAAGTTTATAATAGAAGGGATGGACTCGAAGTTGGTTTATCGAGAGATTTAATTTATCATGTAGGTAGGTCTTTTGGGTTTTATTTGAATGATGGTCAAGATTTAGTTAGTTTACCTGAATATATTATCGGAGCACAAATTACTGGTTCCGATTCTACATATTCAATAGCTTCAACCACACCTCAAAGAGATATATCAAGAGAGATTTGGAAAAGAATACTTAACAACATGCCTTTCTTCTTAAAGACTCGTGGTACAGTTAGGTCATTTAAAGGTCTGATAAATTGTTATGGAATACCGAGTTCAATTTTAAGAGTAAGGGAGTATGGAGGCCCTAACCCAAATAAAGGTAAACCATCGTTTCAAATAACAAGAAAGTTTACCAAGGCATTAGAATTAAAATCGGGTCAACATATAGAGACCACTTGGGCTAACGATACAAAGAGTGGGAGAAAACCTGATACCATTGAGATGAGATTTAGAGCAGCAAGTGGTAGTAATCAGACTTTATGGCAAGCTGGAACTGATGTAGCTTTACGATTAGTTGATAATGGTTCTGCAGATGATTATGGAACAGTACAATTTTTCTTAGAGGGTGGAGCAAATCCTGATTTCACATTATCTTCTACTTCATTACCAATATACGATGGAGAGTTCTACTCTGTAATGTTAACAAGAATGAGTGCTAGTATTGGAGATGGTGGTAAACATTATAGTGGTAGTTCTGCTGGACAATTAACAGCCGATACCACATCACAAAATATTTTATATAATCTTCATGTTGGAAGATATGATTCGGGTTTACAAAGAACGATTTATAAATCATGGACAAGTGGTAGTACATCTACAACGAGTGTAAATTCAGCATATGTTGGAAATGAAACTGCTTATATAGGTGGTAAACCAAGTAATGATTTTGGTAATCAACTTAGTGGTAGTATTATGGAATTTCGTTATTGGAATACTGCACTTAATAGTGGTTCGTTTGATAATCATGTGAGTGCACCAAAAGCATTTGATGGAAATCACGCATCTGCTTCATGGGAAGATTTAGTTCTCAGATATAGTTTTGATGATAATAAAAATCTTGATTCATCCACAAGTATCCGAGATACAAGTGCAGACCAATCTTATACAGCAGCAGGAACTGCTACTGGATACACAAGTGGTAATCGTCCACATTTTAGAAACATAGTAGACCAACAAAAAGCAAAAGTTCCAAACTTAGGCCCAAATGTAAGGGTAGAGAATAAAGTTAGGGTTGAAGAAAATAAATTAATGAGTGGTCTATCAGTCGATGAACGCTCAGAAGTAAGTGCTTATGATTTAGCACCATTAGATAGTAATAAACTTGGTGTTTATTTTTCACCAAGTGATGTTATTACCGAAGATGTAATCTTGAGTGTAGCTGATTTAGATTATGATGATTTTATCGGTGACCCAAGAGACAAATATAAAAGAAGGTATAGACAACTTGAAGATGTCGCCACCACATATTGGCAAAAGTATAAAACACCAAATAGTTTTTGGGATTATATTAGACTAATCAGATATTATGATACAAGTTTATTTGACCAATTAAGAAAGATGGTTCCAGCCAGAGCTAATGCTTCTGTTGGATTGTTGATAGAACCAAATATTTTAGAAAGAAGAAAGGAAGTAATTGGTGCACGACCTGTAAGGGAACCATTGAATATAAGGGGTACATTAAACGCTTCTATGGGAAGAGTGGTGAGTGGTTCAATCAAACCAATGAGTGCATCCATCGATGTTGATGCACAAATGTCACAGAGTGGAAAATATCTCACATATTCTGCATCAATAGATGTAGACGCACAACTATCTCAGAGTGGTCAGTATTTGACTTACACTGGTTCAATATCTGAGGATATATTTAGAACACCAGGAACTTATGTCCTTTCCTCTTCATTTAACGGATGGGGTGGTGGAAAAGAAAAGTATGGTAATGTTCAATTTACCATTGGAGGACCTGAGTATGTATTTAGTGAAGTACTTCAACCGAATATAAGTGGTTCAAGAACTTCAGAACACAACTACGAGAGAAGATTTTTCTACACAACACAAGCAAGTGCTTCAGTTGACAATTATTATTCTTCCTCATTAGTTAGAAGTGATAAACAAAGTTTATTCCAAGACAATCAGATGTTTAGATTGACAATACTTGGTTCAAAACAGACCAAATATACAACATTAGATAAGCAGGAACCTGTTACTGTTGTGTTGACATCACCTACTACTTTGATAACAAAAGATACTGGTGAATCTAAACTTGATGTATTATAGTGAAAAATTTGATTTGAGTATATTTATAACTAAGAAAAGTTTTAATCTTTATTTAATAAAATCCAAACTACTCAAATCCTAAAGGAGAACATTTATGGGATTTTTAAACAATACCACAATCACGGTTGATGCGATACTTACGAAAAGAGGTCGTGAGTTATTGGCTCGTGGTAACAATGAATTTCAAGTTACGAAATTCGCATTAGCAGATGATGAGGTCGACTATCGTCTGTGGGATACCTCACATCCCAACGGAACAAATTTTTATGGGGCAGTTATTGAGAACATGCCTCTATTAGAACCTGTACCTGAT